CGAAGGCGTAAACGTATGCGGTGTCGGTGATGGAGTTATCGAGGGCGTAAACGTATGCGGTGTCGGTGACATCGAAGGCGTAAACGTATGCGGTGTCGGTGACATCGAAGGCGTAAACGTATGCGGTGTCGGTGACTGCGTCGGTGAAGGGGTAGGCCCACAATAACAATCAGAATACTCTATTGGAGAACTACCTGTAATATGAGGTTCATTCCCACTAATGGTCTCACTCGCAAAACTTAATAATTTATAACATTTACCATTATCAGCTTTATAATAACCATTTATGTTAAGAGTAGCATAAGAAGTTACGAAGACCGTAAGGCCAGTATCACAATCTTCCGCACTGTAAATATAATTTCTATCAGGGTTAGTGGGAGATGGGGAGGCTGAAGGGGTTGGAGTTGGAGTAGGCGTATGACAAATCTCAACATCTCCAATTTCGATAGTGCTAGGCCCAATACTCCGAGCTCTGATTACTTTGCCTGATCGCTCATCGTAAAACCAACTTCTAGTAGTTGTATCAAGCGGAGGTAATGTTGTCCCTGTGCATAATTTAAAAAGGTCAGTGCCGACTGCTAAACCAAAAGCGGGATCAAACCAAACCCTAATAACTGAACCAACTTGAACGTCACAAGCAGCAGCAGCAGTTGCGCTACCGTTGTATACCGTCCCCCCAGCAAAAGTTGTGTTTACGTAAACAAGGTCTGCAAAATCACGACCACAATCCGTAGGGGAAGGACTAGGGGAAGGGCTAGGGGTTGACGTAGGTCCTTCAGTAGGCTCAGGGGTCTGATAAGGGCTAGGGGAAGGACTTGGCTCAGGGCTAGGTTCAGGACTCGGCTCGGGGCTATGATCAGGTGGAGTAGGTTTGGGGGTATGATCGGATGGAGTAGGTGAGGGACTAGGGCTATGATCGGATGGAGTAGGTGAAGGAGTCCCATAAAAGCTAGGCGTATTAGTCTGCTCAGATGGTGTTGGCGTATGCGGGGTTGGTGTTGGCGTAAAAAGAGTTGGTGTAAGAGAAGTGGGTGATGGTGAAAGTGTTGGTTCAATAGTGTAAGTAGGTGGTGGTGTTGGTGTTGGTGTAGAAGTTGGGGTTGGGGTTGGAGTAGCTTCACACTCATAATATGCTGTAATTTGAGCTCTATCCGCACCATTAAAAGTAAGATCAATACTGACCGCTAAAGGAATTCCGCCTACATTATCGGAAAGATAATACCAAGATTTATCAGAACCATGATAAAGAAGTTTTGAATCAGCCGCATCGTCATCGCCACAACAACAATCACCGTCAGCAGCAACAATTCTACATTCGTCTCCACCTCCATCAGTAAGGTCTACTTGTTCTGAGCTACAAAAAAGGTATAGAGCCTCGCCGTTATCAAATCTAGTTTTAAGGTCGGCGTTACTATCCGCAATACTCCAAACGGCACAATCTTCACAATAACCAGAACAATCGTTGCCACAATTGTTAAAAGTGATACCTGTAGCGGCCCCGCGATCACAGGCTTCATCATGATGATTATCACCCTCTAACCCCTTTTTACCTTCGCAATCGCCACCAGCAAATTCATGCCATTGAGAACCGAATAATTGGAATTGTCCTGCCATTTTTCCCTATAATAACCTACAGGGAAACATACACATTAAAAGGCTTAAATATTTAAGCCAAATTTATCTTTGAAGTACTTTTTTGAAAGTTTTTGAGCCTCAGAATCTAGGATTTGAACTACTGTAAAATTATTGCTTTCTAGCCAATTATGCTTAATATGATCCCTCTTGATTCCTTTTAAGTAATTAAGGCGAGAATTTTGATGAAAAAATGGTACAAATTTATCATGTTGAGCACCGTTTACCTCTATCGCCACCTTTGTAGTGGCATTTAAGATGTCTACATGCATCTTTGTTCCATAAACTGGAAATTCCTCAAAGACTACATGACCTAACCAATATTTTTTTAAAAATTGTTTGACGTTAAATTGAGCTTTAGAACGGGATTTTCCATCCCAATTTATCAAATACCTATTAACGCTCCTGTTAACAAGTTTACCGTTAACATTATAGAGCCTCATTACTCAGTATGTCTTTAAATTTATTAAAAATAAATTCTACGGCCTCTGGTTTTTCTTCAAGGTATTTATGAAAAGCTTCTTGTCCTTGATGCTGTTTCTCAAATTCTATGCCATTACTCTTAAAATCTTCAAGAGTTTCGTCAGTAACTGTAATCCAAGCTCCTTTAGCGGCTATCATGTCCCACATAAGCATCATGTCCATTACTTCTCTTTCAACCCAAATGCTTTTGCCCCCCACCATACCGTGCTTTATCGGGTACTCTACCAAAGAGCCAACTTTCTCATTAGGGGTTTTTCTGAAATAAATTTTACATTTATGCCCTATCTCTACATCCTTGCCTTTTACTTTTTTGGTAAAGGTATCTCCCTTAAAAGACTTTTGGAACTCTAAAATCCAATCACTGTAATGAAGCGCAGCATTACCTCCGGAAGCATTCGTTAACTTTGGGTCAACTTTTTGATAAGGGTTAATTGTAACCGTGCTGCGAACCTGACTAATCATTAAACATATATGACCCTTTTTCACAAAAGATAAAGCCATCTTTTGAAGAAATTGAGACGTAAGAAGAGCTCCTCCAGCAACCTTATTCGCTTCACCAAATTCTCTATTGCTATCCTCCTTTCTAATGAGTGCATCCATAGAATCTATAATGAACATATATCTTCTATCTTCATCATTTCGAAAAACTAAATTACGAATAAGTCCTATAGCACTTTCAAAAATGTTACTATCATAACAAAACCATTTTTTATCATCTTGGTGAACTCCAGACCTATCTAAAATTTCTTTAGATAATCTACCTTCTGATCTGATATAGACCACTTTAGATTTATCAACATTATCTTGAAAATTCTTAGCAAAAGAAAGAGCGCAAGAAGTTTTCCCTGCTCCAGAAGCTCCAGACAACCTTACAATACCGGGCCTAATTCCCCCACCCATTTCAAGGTCTAAAATTAAACTGCCACTAGATACCAAATAGTCGTGATCATCTTCGTAGTTATAGTGATCCTCTTTATTTTGATCTAAATAGGATTGAATTTGGTCTTCTGACGAAAGACCACTCTCCGCATCGTTAACTTTCTTCTTTCTTGGCATATGAATCCAAGTCGAAGCGTACCATCTTTTTTACCAACTGGTCAAACGTAATTTTTGGTTTCCACCCTAATTCCTTCCTAATTAATGAAGAGTCCCCCATTAAAACATCAACTTCTGCTGGTCTGTAAAAATCAGAGTTAATAGTCACAAGTGGAGTATAGTGATCATCTCCCATTGCGAATACTGTATTGCAAGGCTGACCTGAAGTTTCTATCCAGCTACCATATATTCCAGCCTCTCTGAAGGCTATTTCAACAAACTCTTTTATAGAATGAGTTTCTCCACTAGCTAATATATAATCTTTAAGATTTTCCATAACTATTTCTTCGGAAATTCCTTCTACATCTGAACCGCCCAAAGCACAACCTCCATTTTTTAGCAGTCCCCAACGCTCTTCAAATTCATCATTAAATTTTTGAGTCTTTTCAATAAATTCATCCTGATGAAGCATCATCCAAACCCCTTCGACAAAATCTTCGCTATCACTCCAATCTCTTTTAGCATATATATTGCCTAGCTCAATTGGATCAAAGGCTTCTATTTTAATCATGGTGTCTAAATGATTTTTTATCCTAGCTACCCCTTTTGAAATTTTTCTAGTTACAAATTCTTCACCCCTTTTTACTCCTTCGTGATTAAATAATACTCCATGAACCGCATACATTTTATATGATTCACGATATACTTTTACTATATGATGCGCCGAGCACTTTGAAGCTCCGTATGGGCTACGAGGCTTCATGGGGTGATCCATGTCTTGAGGGGAATAATCAATGTCGCCAAACTCTTCACTACTTCCAGCACTATAAAATCTACATTTAAGACTATATTTTCTTAGAGCCTCTAAACATCTTATAATTCCGAGAGTATTAACATCAAAAACTTGCATAGGCATGTCCCAGCTACAACCCACAAAAGAATTAGCAGCAAAATTAATAAAATAGTCAGGTTTAATTTTTTTAACTAATTCATTAATGCTAACCTCGTCAGTCAAATCCCCATAAACAAACTCAAAATTTTCATGACTCTTAAACTCTTTAGTATTAATAAAATTTGGATTGGCACTCCTCCGCATCACTCCGTAAACTTTAATATTAGGTTCATGGCTTAGTAAGTATTCGGCCATGTTGGCTCCATCTTGGCCAAGGATACCTGTTATAATTACGCTCTTGTACCTACTGTGATTCTGAACTTTCATTTAAAATTTTAACCCTCTCATTAAACTTCTCAAAAGGAATATCATCATAAGATAATGATTTATTATACTGAAGCCAGTAATCTCTATGCTGCTCCTTATTTCCCTCCATCTCTCGTTCAGCCATGATAGACGCAACAGAAGCGATAGGGAAAGCTGTAGCTTTCTGCATTGCTGAAAATTTTTTATCAGACTTAATTACTTTTTCTTTTCTCCAAGTTTTGTCTCCACCTTTCACTTCCGCCACTATAAACACTTCATCCTTCTCCGCTTTTCCACACCCCTTAAGAAAAATTTGATTTAAAGTATCGTCATCAAGATTACAGTCCCTGATTAAAAATCTAACCATGTCTCCGTGCCCTTTATATCTTATAGTTTTATAAGAGCAATTTTTAACTCCTTTAGTCCTCATGGATTCGATTGAGTGTGACGCGCCGCCACTCGTATAAAAAGCTTCCATTTTGCCAAAATTTTGACCCTCTATTTCTTCCACGCCGTCCATACCTCTTACAGTTTTTACCTGTCCATTTTCAAGAATGAGACAGTCATCTCTATACTCATTAATAAGACCATCAACAGACCAAGTGACAGCGTAGCGTAAAGGGTTTTTAACGCTTTCTGAATAATCAGGCAAACCCCCGACCATCATTTTCACGCTTTCAGCTTTCCCGTGAAGCTCTTTACATCCTTGTTCAACTAAAATATTTACCCAACCGGGAGCTAAACCCAAGTCAGTAAAAACTGGTTTAGTTGCAAACTGCATCGCGTGTTCATTAATACTTTTAGAAACATCAACTCTCCCTCCTAAGTCGCAATAACGAACTTCGTTTTCTACACACCACTTTCCTAAAATTTCTGTTTGATGGTAGGGCAGACTGCTAATAACAACATCTGGTCTAGGGCCATTTACTACTATTCCTTCACAAATATCTTCCGCATCCTTAACGATAAAAAAATCATTTCTAGGAGTTTCGCCGTCTACAAGGTTTACCTTAAATGGCATATTTTTTGCCGCTTCCGGATTGGTGTCCATCCCGGTAACCTGAAACCCTAGTTTATCCATTGCCCAAGAGATAGCCGTCCCCATTCTTCCTACTCCTGCTACAATTACTCTAGGCGAACTCATGATTTATAAGAAAGTTTAATTAAATTATCTCCAAAAAATTCAGTAGTATAATTAATAACATGTGAATCTTCAAAAGGCTTACAGGTATAAATATCTATAGAGAAAAATGGGGGCTTCCTATCATCCCAAGCATAAATGTGCATACCGCTCTCTTTCCAATGAGTATAAGCGCACCAGCCATAATTAGGGTCATGGTTGCATACTGGTGAAGTCACCGCTGTCATATTTAAAACCTCTGTAATCTCGTGACAATAACGGGTCATATCTTCCGCTTTAAAAGGGTTATGCAAAGTGCCTTCTACTATCATTCTTTGCCTAAATATATCAGGAGCTAAATCCTCGTACTCTTTCATAAAATAATCCTCTCTCCACTTAAGCCAATTTTTATAACTCTTCAATCCTCTTAGCTTTGTCATCGATTACCAAATCACAAGCTGGTTTAATATACTTACCTTTAGAGCCGGTAGATAGATCGTGAAATTTACATCCCCAATCTTCTAGCTGCTTCCAAGTAAATTCATAGTAACATTTTCCAAGAGAGATAGACTTCTGGGAGCCCCCTCTTGCCGTCCAGTAAACAACGTACCAGCCTTCGTCATACAGCTTATTTATTTTCGCTATATTATCTTTGTCGGGAACAGCTAAATTATATTGCCTTTTATCAGGATAAAAACAAATAGTCTCATCAACGTCCACAAGCACAACTTTTCGATCATCCGATGAAAACTTCTTGGACTCATGAAATTTCATATCTCTGGCTAATTGTTTGTACTGCGCTGCTTCTGGATGTTGCTCTTTCATTTCTATTTTTTTCTTCTTGAGGTTTTGTTCTTCGAAACTCTTTTCTTCACTGAAACTTTAGGTTTTGATTCTGGTAGAACTGCTCTTATCTCATCAACAAGATGCAACTCCAAGGCTTCGTCTGCGCTAATCCACCAATCTTTTCTATCCCAATTTCTTTTAATTTTTTGTTTAGTAAGTTTAGACCGAGTGGTAAAGATATCTAAAATTCTTTCCTCTATCCTTTTTACAAACTCAACTTCATCTTCAACTTCGTAAGTCTTACCAAAAGCCCCAAAGGCAGCACGATGAATCATAACCCAAGCTTGGCCTCCGACCCAACGGGTATCACCGGCTTGTAGAAGTATACCTGCCATAGAAGCCGCCATTCCCAAAGTACCGGTAGTTATATGATGCCCTTGACTTCTTAAATTCTGTATAAAATCAAACAATTCAAACCCATCAATAATGCTGCCTCCGGGTGAAGAAAAGATAATCTCAATATCACATTTTGGATCAAGCCTAGACCATTCAGTAAGCTTTTTCATGCATCCGCTAACTGTTGATCTAGATACTTCTCCAGAAAATCTATACAAGTGGTTTTCCTCATCAGTAGCTTTATCCCTCTCTCTTTTTCTATATGCTGCTCTGGCATCAATTTCAGCTTTTAATGCGTCAGCTTCAGCTTTTCTAGTTTCAGCATTTATTTTACTGGTTTCAGCTACAGTTTTAGCGACTATAGCGTCAATCTCTTCTTTTGTTCTGATATCTTCTTCACTCATTTTACTTCATTCCCTGTGGAAAAGTTAGTCTGTCAGCATGATTTACTGTCCAGCTAATTTCGTGTGTTACCGCCCTAAAGGTTCTGGCAGCACTAGGAAATCCGTTGCCAGATTTCTTAACGCCACCAAAAGCTAAATGTGATTCGGCGGCAATAGAGCCTCCATTCCAATATATCATTCCTGCATCACATTCATCCCTCATTACTCTAGCCTTTCTAAAATCGTTTGTTAAAACGCCTACTGCAAGTCCATATTCTGTATCATTATAAATGCGAATTGCATCTTCCATAGTATCAAAGGGAACAATAGCTACATGTGGACCAAAAACTTCATTTCTAAGGTAAGGGGCGTGTACCCCTCTCCACTCAGACTTATATACCATAGGGGTAGAAAAAAACGCTCTTTCGTTCACGTTACTATATCTGGGGGCTAATAGAACTTCTGCCTCTTTATCATCTAAAACATAATTATTATATTTTTTAATCTTATCAAACCCTTGCTTATTTATGATTGGTCCATAATCAATAGATTCATCTGGGCGATAATCTTCCCAACAGATGGCATCAGGAGTCCCTGTAGAACCGAGGACTTTTTGAAGTGGATTCCCGGTTTTAAATTCTGAAGCTTTTTCTGTAAAACGTTTGGCAAATTCATCAACTATTGTTCGTTGAACAATCATTCGCCCGGAAGAGACGCATCTTTGACCGGAAAGTTTAAACGCACTTGCTATTGAAGCTTCTATAGCTAAATCCATTTCTACATCATCAAAAATAATACATGCAGATTTACTTCCCATCTCACAAGAAGTGGTTTTATGCCAACTTTCTGCCGCCACTTTTCTTATGTGCTGCCCCACTTCGGCAGAACCAGTAAAACAAATATGATCAACGTCAGAATGAGCCAATAAATTACCAGTAAGACCGCACCCATGCACCACATTAATGACCCCACGAGGCAGACCAGCTTCCTCATAGATTCGCATAGCCATTTGAGTTGACATCGGAGCGTCTTCACTTGGTTTAATTACAATAGTATTTCCTTCAACAATAGCTGGAGCAGCGTTCCAGAACATTCCTATAGCTAGAGGAAAGTTAAAAGGTGTTATTATAGCTATTACACCTTTTGGCTTCCTAAGCATGTAAGAATCTTTATCTTCAATCTCTGAAGCTACAGCTTCGCCGTGGCTGTATCGACCAGAACCAAAAGCAAACTGAGCCATATGTAGAGCTTCATTAACCTCCGCTACGCTTTCGTTATAATTTTTCCCAGTTTCTAAAGAGATAGCTGTGGCTAATTTTTCCCGATCCCTTTCTATTAACTGAGCCACCTTGTTCATGTAATCGGAGCGAACAAATCTGCTTACCTTTTTCCATTTATGAAAAGTTTCACGCGCAGAGCTAACAGCTAATTCAACTTCTTTTGGGCCACTCTTCGGAAACGTACCGAGAGCTTTTCCTGTGGATGGGTTTAGCTTACTGTACATATCTTCAGTAGCTCTCCACTCCCCATTAATATAATTTCTACCTTCCCACATAATTACTTACCTCTAAGTTTGTTGTAAAGTGTTCTAATAACGCTTTTCTTTCTTTTAAACTTAGGCCCTTGGTGGGGATAATAGCCCTCCTTTTGCCTTCTCTCGTACTCCTTTTTTTCCCACTCTAAATCCTTCTCCCATTTCTTCCTCTCTTCGGGGGATAAGTGTCTAGGTATAGGAGACCTAAAATCATTGTATGGATTATCTTTACTCATTGACTTGTACTTTCCATTAATTTTTTTACGCTATCTTTACAAAAACCAGCACCTTCCCTGTTGATAAATTCATACATAACTCCAGTTAGCTCAGACGGCTTAGTAAATACTTGAGTAAGATTTGGTTCTTCGCAAGTTATAGGTTTTTCAGAATAAAATTCTGCATACCCTTTTTCTTTCCACTCTTTCATTACTCCTTCGACGTCTTCAACTTGATAAGCTATGTGATGTATTCCTCCTATACCACCTCTTTCTTCAACCCAGTCTCCCACAATAGAGCCTACTGATCCATCGCTAACAAAAATTTCTGGAGAAGCGTGATATTCGAAACAGTCTCCTGAAGATTCGCTAATAAGATTACAGTATATAGGTTGAAAGTAAGTCCAGCTACTAGGATCAAAGTGCCTTCTTTCAGGTGGTTCAAGAGCTAGGCAATCAGCCTTAGAGCCATCATCAAAATCAACTTGAAACTCTGTGCCTATGGAATAACCAAAAGCAGATTTTAAAAAATCGGCAGTTTTATACCTATCTTTTACTCTATAAGCTATATGGTCTAGTCTCATGAATACTTCGTTTCAAAAAATATCATTAAAAAATTTATAAATCAATATTTATCGAAATAATAATGTGTAAAGTCAATTAGAGTGAGCACGTTTACAAAAAGATTTTTAATAGTAAGTCTTCTGATACTTTTAGCTATAATAACTTTTAGGTATAACTTTAAAGTATTCTATACTGACGGTGGAAGTATGGAACCAACCATTAAAGATGGGCAATTTGTACTAGTAAATCATAGATATTACTTAAATGAAAACCCCCAAAGGTTTGATGTAGTAATTATTTACGATACGGAAGATAAAGAGTATTTAGAAAAAAGGTTAGTGGGTCTCCCCGGAGAAAATTTAGAAATAAAGTCTGGGACTTTTTATATTAATGGGGTGGAATTGAATGATCCGTATAATAATATACCAAAAATAAATATATTTAATTATGGACCAGTAAAAATTCCCAAGAATACATATTTCTATATCGGAGATGATAGAATGGATTCAGTATGGGGCTTCGTTAATAAAAAATATATAAAGGGTAGAGTATTATTTCACTAAAAGTGTAAATATATACATGGTTCATGAGCTTAATATTGGAGAATATCCAGTGCAAGTTCATTTGTGTAGGGATGGATATTGGAAACATGATACGATTTTTATTTGGAATACTTCTAAATGTATATCCGAGAAAGAAGCTAAATCCATAATTCAATATCTCTACGACGAGGGTTTTATTAGTGATAGAAGAACCAAATGGTTCATCGCTGAGAAAGATAGGGGGGATGAAAATGGAGATACTAAGAAAAAATAAACATGCTCATTGGTGGCTTGATAAAAACGGTAAAACTAAAAAAAATCAAAAGTGGGCCATAGAAGATAAAGATGGACATTGGTGGTTAGTCAATGGGTCAGAATTTCCGGAAAAGAAAGTTCCAAATGTGTCTGTAAATAACAAAAAGAAAATTAATAATAAAATTATTAAAAAGTATGATTACTCGTTAATAATCTTGGCTGTTATTCTTGGCTTAAGTGTCGCTATGAATTTAGCACTAGTGGCGAAAATAATTTTTTAAATTGGTGGAGGCGGCGGGAGTCGAACCCGCGTCTTTAAAACCATCTGCTTAGATATACTACAAGTTTAGTCGGTATTATATACTTTGCTTGGCAGGTTACCGACAAACGGCCTACACAAAGGTTGGAGACACTTTATTTATACTAGACATCTCACCCTTCCTAGTTTTTTTGCTCATTATCGACGCCCTAGCTCCTTAACGAGCATCCAGAGTAGGACGGGTAGCTTACGCAGCTACAGCAACCTCTTCGGTCCAGCCAAACTTAGCGAGAATCGCGTCAGCTTCAGCCAGAGAAGGGGCCATATCAACATTATTGTCGGCAGTTGAATTTCCTAGATAGATTTTTAAAGAGGCCAACCATCATCCTCTACTTGCAATCTTGCGTAAGGCTCCAAATCGAAACCAGTACGCCCCCTAAAATTTATACAATTAAAAATCATCTTCTAGAACTCCAGAATTTTGATAATCTTTAACTTTCCTTTCAAAGAAATTGGTCATTGCTCCCGTATCTACAACCTCTGACAGCCAAGGGAATGGATTATTATCAGAATCAAAACGGAAGTCAATGCCAACTCCTTCAAGTCGTCGATTACCAATGTATTGCATGTAATCAACAAACATATCAGCATTTAAGCCAAGTATGCCTCGCGGAAGAACGTCGTGTGCATAAGCTATTTCAAGCTCTACAGCTTTCTTAATATGCTCGACAGTTTCTTCCTCGAACTTCTTTGTCCACACCGATGGGTATTGTTCTTTAATGGTATTAATTAAATATGTACCAAATTGTATATGAAGGGTCTCATCTTTTAATGTATATCTAATTTGATCTGACAAGCCCGGAAGTTTATTCTGTCTTCCTAAAGCGAGTAACATAGCAAAACCACTAAAGAAAAAAGTTCCTTCACAAACTATATAATAAGTAATTAGGTTTCTTAAAAATTCCCTCTTACCTTCGACAGTCTTAGTCGAAAAATCTTGTCTATTTACGTCAGAAGTTATCTCCATGAGGAAATCGTCTTTTGCTTTAATACTAGGAACATTTAAATAAGCCTCATAGACCTCACTGATCTTTAGGCCATAGCTATCGCAACAAGTGACCACTGTCCAGTTATGAAGACTCTCTTCATACGCTTGACGAAGAATATATTGCCTACATTCTGCATCCGTAACCCATTTATTTACCGTAAGGAGTAAATTATTACCAACTAACGACTCTGTTCCAGCAAAAAATCCAAGACATCTTTTTACAAGCAGCTTCTCATCATTAGTTAAAGCTCCATTTTTCCACTGATTTATATCGTCTGTCATGTTTATTTCGGCAGGGCTCCAATTATTAGCAACGCCTTTCAAAAATAAATCCCAAGCAAATTGATGCTTGTGGGGAAGTATTTGATTAACCCCTGCTATTTCTTCATCCAATATTAGTCCTGATTTACTCATACGTCTTCTCCCTTACTGACAACTTTCGCACGTTGGGTCTAGGATGCTACAAGCTTTAGGATCAGTAACGCTATCATCAGTATCACCTGCGTTAGTATTACTATCACCACTGCTAGACGTAGCCTTTTCAATTTTACTTGCCGCACGATTCCTTAAGTAATAAGTTGATTTTAAGCCTTTACTTTTAGCATACATATAAAGATCGTTCAAGTATTTTAATGAGGTCTCTTTATTAAAAAGATTCAAAGACTGACCCATGTCAATCCATTTTTGTTTTGCTGCTGCGTTATCGACTAATTTAAATTGATCATGATCAAAAGCTGTGCAGAACCTTGATTTTATGTCTTCGGGGATTTCCCCGTTAAGTCTGCCCAAGTCTCCATCCACCTCTTTAATCATCTCGATAAAAGCTGAATTCCAAATACCCATCTCCTTACACTCTTTGACGAACCATTCATTTGTTATCATTAAGTTTCCGCTTTTATTTTCATAAACGAAAAAGACAGAAAAATCTGGCTCAATACAAGGTGAACAACCTTGAATGTAAGAGATGGTTGCGGTTGGAGCAATTGCCATAGTATTACTATTACGCATTCCATTTTCTTTTATGCTCGTTCTTAGTTCTTTCCAGTGAACTTCAGGGCAAAACTTTTTACCTCTATGAATCATGGGCTTTTCATTCAAATAATTCATTAGATTTTTATACGTGTCGATAGGTAGGATATCTTGACTCCAAAAAGAGCCTTCGTAAGTACTATATTTACCTTTCTCTTTCGCAAGTTTGCTGGAATTTAAAATACAATTATAAGAAATAAATTCGTAAAGTTCATCTGAAAATTTTACTGCATCCTCTGATGAAAAGTTAACTTTATAAGAATGAAAAACGTCTGCCCACCCCATGCTTCCCGCTCCCACCGGCCTGTGACTTAAGTTAGCCTTTTTGGCCTCTTTGGTTGGATAAAAATTTAAATCAATTACGTTATCCAACATACGCATTTGAGTTTTTATAGTTTTAGTTAATAGTTTAAAATCTAATTTACCGTCATCTTTTAAATGCTCCTTCAGATTTAAAGAGCTAAGGTTACATACTGCAGTTTCGCCAACTTCAGTTTTTTCACCCTCTTCGTATTGAGAAGGGATAGTATGCAGGAAAATCTCAGTGCATAAATTAGAGCTATTAATGGTTCCTTTGTGGGAATTGGAGTATCTTAGATTAGCGTTATCTTTAAAAGTCATCCAAGGGTGACCTGTTTCAAACAAAACTCTAAGCATTTTTTTCCAAAGCTCTTTAGCTTTTATCTTTTTACAATTTTTGATTTCCCCTTTTTCAGCCAACTTGCAATACTTTACGTAAGCTTTATCGAAGTCTTGCCCATACAGTTTATGTAAATCTCTTACGTCAGAAGGGGAAAATAAATACCAATCTTTATCTTTCGACACGTAATCTAAAAAAAGATTCGGAATCCAATTAGCTGTATTTAAATCATGGCAACGACGACGTTCGTCACCGGTATTCTTTTTTAAATCAAGAAACTCCTCAATATCAAGATGCCAAGGCTCGATGTAAGCGCAACCCGCACCGGGTCGTTTACCTCCTTGGTTAACCGCTACTAATAAGTCATTAAAAATTTTAAGCCAAGGAACGAGGCCACTAGAGGTTCCATTTGTCCCTTTAATGTAAGAGCCAGAAGAACGAAAATTGCTAACGTCAAAACCTAATCCTCCTGCATACTTAGATTTTCTAGCTTCTTGCCATGCGCCCTCAAAAATTCCATCAATAGAATCGTCAAAAGTATTAAGGTAACAAGAGCTAAGTTGACTGTGGGTGCTGCCACTATTAAATAATGTTGGGGTAGATGGGCAAACTCTAAATGAAGAGATTGCGTCGTAAAATTCAATCGCTTTTTCTTCTTTGTTTTTTTCATCCACCGCCAACCCCATAGCCACCCTCATCCAAAAACCTTGGGGGCTTTCCATTCTTCTCCCATTTATATGAAGAAGGTATCTATCATGTAATATTTGTAGCCCTAAATATTTAAACTTTAAATCTCGACGCAGCCTTAAACTTTCAGATAATTTTTTTAAATCAAAACTAAGTAACTCGTCGTTAAGTATACCGCGACTCACTAAAAGCTTAATATTTTTAATGAAGCTTAACCTGTATTGATGCTCGAAGGCTTCCTTGTCAACGCTGCTTCCGAAAACTTCTTTATGAATGTTACCGCACAAAAGTCTAGCTGCTACGTAACCATAGTTGGGCTCTTTTTCTATTTTTTGTCGAGCCGACATGATTAAAGCTTTATCGATTTCTTTTGTAGTTATCTTATCGAAAAATTGAACGTGAGCATCTAATACTACTTCACTGGCAGAAACCCCATCTAGGTTTTCACAGGCTCTTTCCGCGCACAAATTAATTTTATTAATATTTAGTTTCTCTAATCTACCGTTCCTCTTCTTAACTTGAATGTCGCTCATACTAGTAACCTTAAGATTCAATAATAATTACAGATAACAAAAAAAATCAGAAGTCTAAAAAGTGTTTTGAGCACTTTTTTTTACAATAACTTTTATAAGGTGTAGCTCTCTACCTATTATATAAAGTTAAAGTTTCTTTTTTATTATTAGCTACGTGCAGAAGTTGAATATCAACGTAAGCGAAGTTGGTAACATTCTTGGCTTCTGATATTTTTTCATAGAAGAAGTCTGCAGACCTAACTTGATCAGCCTTTAAAGTAGCAGCTATTTTTTTGTCGCTCGTGTAAAAATTTATTTCGTTCATTAAAACGTCACCCAGTAAACATTTAGCGTTTATCTGGAGGCGTTTCTCGTCAGAGATTGAATTTGCATTTTCTTTTGATATTGTCCTTAAGCAAATTCTATCATCTTCATTAATTTCAACATACATACCTAATACTTTTTTCGCCGTAATCTTTCTACCAGACTCGGTTAAAAAATATCCATAAAAAGTTCTTACTTCTTCTCCCTTTTTTATCTCCTTAATAGTTCGAAAAATAAAAGAGTCTTTTGTAAGGAGCCATTCCGCGTTTGGCGTAGGAGAGCTATTGTAAATAGCCGCGTTACCCAAAGGGATAACTGGAAAAGATGGAGAGTTGCCTGAACCGTCAGACCAATCAAACATATACTCTTCGACACTCCTTAATCCAAGAGCTTGACCAAAAGAAGCTGCAGTATTTAAATGCCCACTACCTATTTCAGGATCGCTTCGAAGAAAATTAAAAATCTTTTGCCCTTGGTAGTAAAAATCTATACTAACAAAAGGGACTTCTTCTAAGACTTCAAAAGCCTCCAAATCTTCTCTGCTAAATACCCCTCTTTCGTTATGGTTGTGGGGTAAAAAGTCTACCTTAATTTTTTCATTAGAATACCACCTCGGTAAACCGTTTCGAAAAAGAAAATTATCATCAACTTTTTTACCGCTATTACCTTCTTCGATTTTAAGAGAATTTTTAACTGTCTCTGTGCTTTTTTCCTTTTCTTTCTTCCGAGTACTTTGCTTCATACTTTTCCTTTACTGGGTCGAATCCGCCATTTTTTTCTGACCTTTTACTTGAAAGTTCTGCTGACTCATCCCACATTTCACCTATGGTTCTTTTCCCGTGATCTTTATTGTGAAATTGTTTTTTGTTGAATGGGTCTATCCTTGAGTCAAAACTAGTATTAGGTGCTGACCAAACCCTTCTCCATTCCGTGCCTTCATCGTCTATGTAAACGTGAGACTCCTTCATTGACTGAACAACTTCTATTACGATAGGGAGTTCTGGGTGTTGGAATTGATAGATCGGCATAAGAGTTTAAATTAACTCCAACAAGCTATCGACAGTCCTCTTGAAAGTAAACTCTTTTTGCAACTTTACCCCTTCCTCGTTAACTGAATTTTCTTGATATTTAGAGATTGCTAATTCACAAGCATTGATAAACTCATCTTCATCAAAGTCAAATATTTTGCCTTGATTAAAATCAGCACCCCTTTTGAAGAAAACGTTATCGTAGCTGTCTATTTTTTCAGAAGGTTTAATTAGTATGGAGTTTTTATCATTTGCCCAAGATTTGTATCCGTGAGCGTCCATTATAACTCCGTACTTTCCTAAAGCTACAGACTGAAATTCTGGTAAGCCCCAGCCTTCCCCTCCTGACACTCCTAATATAATATTCGCAGAATTTAAATACTCATTGTAAGTAAGATTCTTGGCCATAAATGGTAAGAAATTTACGTTAAAATAATGCTTGTCTTGTAAAATTTTAGCCAATAAAGCATTATTTGTATCAGCATTCATGAAGTGGTTATATATGGAGCAATGAAGGAAGTATCTTTTATCGTTCCCAAATCTTTTAACCCAAGCTCTTATCGCTTTCTCGTGCCTTTTTCTTCTTTCTAACTTTCCAGAAAGATTAAAGACGATCCTTCCGTCTTCATGAAATTTATCGTCAAGAATTTTGAAGTTATCTGAATCAAAAGCTAATGGAACATAGCTAGTTTCTACCCCTCTCTGTTTAAAAACGTCTACAGATTGATGTGATGTAAAAACCGTATTATTATTCTTAGCAATATTAAGCTCTGACTCTGTAGGCTCGTCTAATTCATAAAAAGTTAAAAGCGTTTGCTTTTTGCTTACAGATTCAAGCCCCCCGTTAAGATGCCATAATTTTAAAGAGGGGATATCCCTATCATGGACTTTATAGAAACAGTCTATGGATTTCTGAATCCATTCAAAAAATTCAGGATCATCTTTTTGGGCTGAAAGATCAGTCCCTGACCCGATAGGAAAAATGGGAACATTTACCTTTCTTCGGTAAAGCTCCCGTAATATGCCTATCGATGTTTGGCCAAAAGAGGTTGAATTTAAAGGTCCGTTATAACAAAAGTCCATAAACAGAAATTAATCTAGAATTTCGTTATCTGAATCTTCTTGGACGGTTGCTTCCTTTTTCATTTCTTCAGAACGATATACTCTGAAGTCGGGATGGTTATCTTTCTCTTTGTACTTATTAGAATAAATAACTACGTTTACTTTTTCCTTCCCGCCGTACTCGTCAGAAGGAATCTCTATTGTTCCGGAAAGATAAGTTTGAGAATTCCCTTTCTTTTTCCAAAGGGCTCCCATTTCTCTGTCTTTCCAGTTGCTTTTTTTGTCTTGGTTTTCACTCATAATGTGTTGAAGGGATTATTGGCTTTATCAAAAATTAAGGCAAGGTAATTCTTAATCTTTTTTTAGCAAAATGACTTTTCATTACCTCGATAAGGTTTAAAACTAGTGGGTCTATTCTTTGGTGTAGCTCGTACTCGTTAAGCTCATAAAAAGTCTCCATATTAATTAAAAAGTCTCTTTTACTCATCATCTTGGGCAAGTTCCTTTCCTCGTCTTCGTTAGCGGGTTGATTCGCCGCGATATGATGATTATTTTTAATTTTATATCTTTGGACGTGAACCAAAAAGCCGAGTAACTCCTCTTTAAGCCAGTGAACTTCGTCTTTCGAATACTCGTCATACCTAATATCCGTAATAATAACGCTCTCTTTAACGTTACCGTCTGGCCCCAATAGCTCTTTACTCAACTTGTCAATAAAATATCTACCGTTTGTCTCTTCCCTCTTTTTAGAGCCGTACTCAACAAGATAATCTCTAATAGAATTCTTCTCTTTTCTCGTGCAATTCGTGGGGTCTATACCATACTTTTCAAGACAATCTTCTCTGACCTCATGTTTCAAGATGTCCCCTAGAGAATATCTCCTTATGTTTACGTGCCTCTGGAGAATTTTACAGAAAGTATCTTTACCTGCTCCGGCAGCCCCAGAAACACCTAAGACTAATCTTCTATTCGCGTTTACAAATTGCATGTCAGAAATTAAATTTAAATGAAGTAAAATTTTATGTCAATTTTTATGTTTTTAAAATGTCATTATTTGTAAGAAAATCAAGTAAGTAATATAACATTTTTTATAAATAGTATTATCGAATGAGTCTCTTCTTTAGGAAATATACAAAGATACTCCCCCCTATAAAAAGGGGGGAAGTAGTAGAATGATGTTCTTCTTTGAGGCCCACTTTTGTTTTAATTGGTGGGGAACCCAATTAGACATACTACCGAAAATACGGAATCATCTCCCTTGTTACAGGGCAAGGAACGGTGCTAAAACCTTGTTACAATAACTCTCCCTAACTTAAGTCACACGCGGGGGTAATGCATCAGTAATTAACTGATCGTTTTTTTGAAGGGCGTATGTACCCTTAGCAGGAAATTCCTTTAGATGTAAGCTCCTACCGTGGCTTTTTAGGGCCGCTCTGACTCTTAAAGTCTCACTAAAGGCAAACTCCGTTGGTTTTCTCTCCACGAGCTTAAAAGTATTATCCTTTGAAACGGAACCTATTCCAGATAATAAAATTAGTCAACACTTTCTTCCGTTGGCGTAGATAAATGCCCCGCTATAAGAACTAAATTGTTTATATCTTTACCTGTAATATTACTTGAATCACAAGTATCAGTATCATCTTGAATAACTTCACAAAAATTATTTATTAATTCACCTATTGCTAAAGCTGTTTGTGGTTGTATTTCTACGTTTTGAGGAAAAGTGTTAAAAGGTTGTTTTAAAATCCAGTAAGTGGAATGCTCAAACTTTGTTTTACTAATTAGCTCTTTATTTTCCAAATCCTCCAAAGAGGCTAGTACTGTCGCCTTGTCCCTATCTTGATCTTCGGATAATAAAATTAACTTATTAAAATCAGTATTTAGCTCAAAACAATCGTTTTTTGAAAACCAATCAAATAACAAATTCGTGGCGGACAAAACGTTCATTCTACAAATTCGCTTGTTTTTTATAAATGTCAAAAAATATACCTTGACCTTAATTTTTAAAACAATTAGTTTAATTGGTTATGAGTAATGAGACATTTACAGTGGAAGAAAAACCTACAGTAGTCTTTTCTGGGTTTTGTAGCTTTAGCAAACAAGCAAAAAAGGTGGGACGTCCTAAAAAAAAGATTCATTGGCCTGAAGGGAAATTCACTTTTGAAGATATGCTAAAAGCAAATGAAAATTTATCAAAATCTTCTATCAGAAATAGTTTAATTGAAAAAATAAAAAACAAAACTTTAATGAAGGTGGGAAAAGTAAAAACCTCTTTCGGAAGGCCAAAAGATTTATACCAACGATCCGAATAGGCTCTCTTGGGAGCATTATGCAATTAAATTAGCTAAAGTTGCCTCAGAGAGAAGTGAAGACCCTTACGTTAAAGTCGGGGCCTGTGTTCTAAGGAACGATAACTCTGTAGCCTCATTAGGCTACAATGGAGCACCTCCTAAAGTTGATATAGATTGGTCAAATAGAGATGAAAGAAGAAAGAGAGTCATACATGCAGAGGCAAACGCTCTTAGATATGTTACTCCGGGAGAGTGTAGACTCTTAGCCTGTACGCTCCTTCCGTGTAACGCTTGTTTAAAATTGATAGCTTCACATGGAATAGAGTTAGTTCTTTATACTGATGAGTATGAAGAGGACTCTAGCTCATTAATTTTAGCTAAAGAATTTGGAATTAATTTAAAAAAAATAAATGTTTGAAATTTTTTTAATATCTTCGTCAGCTTTTTTAATTCTTGTAATTTGGTTCAAGAGCGAAGCGTTTCAAGAATATTGTAAGATTTTCTATGCTGATAAATTTTTTTTAATTCACGACTTTGAAGAGAAGCAAAAAAATGATTTAACTTTAGATTATCATTCTTATTTATTAAAAGATCACGATAGCTTTTTTATCAGATTAATAACTTGCCCAATTTGTTTTTCTGTCTGGATTACTCTTATCCTTTGCTTCTTTTTTGAAAACTTTATTGCATTTCCTATTTGTAATTCTATAGCCTTAATTACTTATTACATTTTCAATAAAATAGCAGAATAAAATGCACATAATAGAAACATTTTCATTAGCAACTGGTCTACAAATTGATAAGCCAGAAATATTAGAGCACTACTTTCCTTTAGGGTTAGATCAAAAATATATTACTATCCAACCTTTTGGAAAGTTTGACAGTAGAAAATACGATTACTGGAATGAGGTGATGCATTTGCTGTATCCAGTTCTTTCCGCTAACGACATTTACCTATTGCAAATAGGGGGCAAAAATGAACCAAGGCTAGATAATTGCGTTTATGTTAGTGGTCAAACCTCTTACAATCAAACAGCTTATTTAATAAGAAGGTCTGCCTTGCATTTAGGAGTGGATAGCTTTGCGATACATATAGCTTCAGGTTTAAATAAAAAAATAGTTGGATTATACTGCAATATGTATACTCAAAACTCCAGACCTTACTGGAGTAAAGACGAAGACGTTATACTTCTTGAGGCTGACAGAAAAGGAGATAAACCAACTTTTGCTTCTCAAGAGCACCCTAAGTCTATTAATACTATAACTCCAGAATCTATAGCTGGGTCAGTTTGCGAATTGTTAGGCTTAGATTTTTCACCGAAATTTAAAACGGTTTATATTGGGGAAAATTATCCCAACAAAACTTATGAAATGGTTCCAACTCATCCTGTAGATTTAAGAATTTTTAATTTAGACTCAGTAATCTTAAGGATGGACTTAATGTTTAACGAGGACATTCTTAAAGAGCAGCTAGAGCGTGGGCCTTGTTCCGTTCTAACCAATAAGCCTATAAAAATAGAACTTCTCAAAAAATACAAAAGCCGAATAAAAGAATTTGTTTATCTGATTGATGAAAATAGCAATGCGGATTATGTGAGATATTTAAGAAGTAATGGAATAGCTTACGCTTTGTATAGCTTTCTTCGTCCAGAAGAATTAGAACAATATAAATTAGATTATATTGATTACGGAAACATTATCCAAAGGCCCAAAAAACAAAGATCAGATACGGAAAAATTAAAAAATAAAAAGGATGAGGATTTATTTTACGTAAGCGGAAAGCACTACCTTTTGGGGGATTTGGCTTTCTGGAGGAAAGACCCAGACTTTAATTCTAAACCAATAAAAAATTCTAACTCTTTTATCCCTCAACCTATACCCGTTAACAATCCTTCCTTTTGGGATAATCTTGACTGCTATCATATTCTAGAAAAAGCTTGAGTCATTTTTTGATTTAGTATATAGACATATCTAATGTCCGTTAAGAAAGAAAAAGTGAAAACCATTAAAAGGGATGAGAATGGTCTAATTCAAGGAATAGACTACGTTTACAACGAAGACGGCTTAATTGACTGGAGGAAGATGGTTAAGCCTGAATACTTGGTTGCTAACAGACAAAAGACTCAAGAGACCGATGTAACAAAAATAGAAGATAAAAATTTATTAATTCTTCTTGGGGGAATCAAAGAACTTGCTCAAATTCGTGGATATTCACATGTAACTTATGATGTAGTGTCTCCAAGCGCAGACTACGTTGTAACAACTTGCACGATCACTTGGAAGCCCAATTACGAAACAGAGAATGAGCCAGTTATCTTCTCTGCTATTGGAGATGCGTCACCCTCCAACACTAATGATTTTGCTAGATTTTTCTTGGGTCCAATAGCTGAAAATAGAGCTTTCGTAAGGTGCGTAAGAAACTTTTTAAAAATAAACATCGTCGGACAAGAAGAAGTAAACACAAATAATGTATCAGATGTTTCTGGAGAACAAGTTGGGACAGTTTCTGGAGTAGGTCAAGTAGACGTAAAGAAGTGCCTAAAAGACCTTCTCTCTGAAAGGAAAATCCCCTTTGATAAAGTTAAAAATAAACTTATTAAAGATAATTATCCCAACGCGGAAGAAATAAATAGTGTTGATGGAATTTCCAAACTGAAAGCTTACGAACTTTTGAAATTTATTAAAAGTAAGACAAAGGGCGATTAAATTACTTCAAATACTCCTGTGGACACGGCATGTCCGCCAAAAGTGGAGAGCTTTATCGGTCTTTTAAAACCAACAAAAGGTTCTGTTGGTACTTCCACGGTTACATAATCTAAACCGTCATTCGATGAAGTCTCAGTTACGTTAGCTAAATAGTCGAATATGTGAACTGAAACAACGTTCTTTAAATTTTCCCCGCTTACGATAAAAGAACTACCCACTGCGCCTTGAGTTGGGTAAAATCCGCTAACCGTTGGCCTAAAGTCTAAAACCCCTTGAGAGACTTCATACTCTCTTACGAGATTTTCTCCTACATTTAAGCTTGTATTATCAGCTACAATTTTCCCGTTCACTTTATAGTCTTGACCCCCTTGAAAATTAAACTGAGCCTCACTTGAGGGTAGCGATAGATCAATAGCTGGTTGATAATCATAAGTTGCAAAGGAGGCTTTTACAGTTTTGTTAGCCGACGATACTCTTTCAACGCTTATATCTTTTACAGAATCTTTTACTTCAACGCTTGGGTTGATCGTCGTCGAGTAAGAATAACTAAAGGTGACAAGCTTTTCTTCTAAGACTTTTTCCGTCTTGTCAATTGTAATATCTTTAATTTTAGACAACTTTTTAGGCTTTATAATTTCAGTAGACCTATTTACTCGACCTTTAATTTTTTCGAAAAAAGTAAACTCTGCGTCCACTTTAATAAATGAGTAGGCTCTAGACGCAAAAGAGTAAGAGGATAAATACCCAGAGTTAATAGTTAGCCCACCTAAATTTACAGAAATTGGCGTTTCGCTTTTATGAGTAAAATCGTAAATAAAATCTTTGCCAGTTAAGTAGTAACTAAGCCCTAATTGCCCTCGGTAATTTGACGTAGGAACAAAACTATTAGGGACTTTTGATTCTTCTTCAAATGCAGCAGCTATATCTATACTCGTTGATAACCTAACGTTATCGCAGTATATTATTTCATTATTAATTTTTAAATTAATGTCTGAAAAATCTATATAGTTCATAACAAATTCCTGATAAAAATTACAACAATGTAGTGTAAATACAAGCGGAAAAAGGAAATGGCATCAATATACAACATTAGTAATTACAAGGCTACGGTAGATTATATAGAAAATGATATTGTAGTTAAAAATAACCGGTTTTTTTACGCTCAACAAGCAAACGGGCCGAGTTCTACAGCTTCAGAGCCGCAAGAGGGCTCTGCTTATTGGGAGGGTATATTAACTCTCCCTCCAGATTCAGAGCAAAGACCTTATTTTTTTTGGAAGCCCAGTTACTCTGTAAGTGTTTCTCATAAGCCTAAAGTCAAAACCATAAAATATGGCGACGGATATGAGCAAAGGATGAAGGATGGAATTAATAATAATTTATTACAATTTAGTTTAAAATTCCAGAACTTAGACGCCAAAAAAGCCACCGCTATTATTCATTTTCTGACTGCTAGAGCGGGAGTAGAATATTTTTACTTTAAACCACCCGCTCCATATTCGGTATATAAGAGATTTGTGTGTGATAATTTTTCTAGCGACAATACATTTGTAAATAATTTCAACGTTTCCGCTACATTTAGAGAGGTCTCACCATGAGTTCTACTAGTGATATTGAAAGTTCGTTAAAAAAAGTCACTAGCGAGGCCACCTCGCTTGAGCCCAATACTTTAATAACTTTTTTTGAAATTGATATATCGGATTTAATAACTAACACTTTAAGCGGGAACACTCTTGCTATTGCTGATGAAGTGTTAAGATTTCACAACTTACATATATTAGAAGGAAGAACATTATGGTATCAAAATAAGCAATATTATGGTGCTCCTATTATAGCTGAAGGTTTTGAATTAAACTCTTCTGGTGAACTTCCAAGGCCCAAATTATCAATTATGACTCATGAATCCATGAGTGACGAAAGCGTTGCTCAATTCGTTTCCCTAAAAAGAGCTTTTCTTCAATTAGATAATTTAGTTGGAGCAAAAGTAACAAGGATTAGAACTTTCGCAAAATTTTTAGACGCTAATAATAGTATTGACGGGATATCACTAGAGCCTGACGCACACGCAAGATTCCCGGAAGAGGTCTTTTTTATAAATTCAAAGACTGTAGAAGATAAAAAATCAATTCAATTTGAACTCGCTTCTGTTCTTGACGTTCAAAATTTTAAACTCCCCGGAAGAAGAGTTTTTGCAACGAGATGCCCTTGGGCTTATAGGGGTGAAGGATGCTGTTATGAATATAAGGCTAGTAATACGAACGATTTAAAGAATCAAAAAGATGTTTTTGGAGCAACTGAACATTTACCTAAATTTGCCCCTCCTATTGCTAATGATAAAAATGAATTAATTTCAAGTCAGGTAAGTAATTATAATTCAGACAATATAAAAAACCCTTTTGAGTGTGGTGCAGGAGACGCTCTTTGCCCTGTTGAGTGGAATAAGGTGTCTACTTATGCGAAAGGTAGAGTTGTGTTTTTGGAGAAAAATGGAGTTCGTTACTATTTTGTATCTAAAGGGAATACTCCGGTAGATGAAAGCACCGATGTTCCTTCAGGGTTTGCCCCACCCAATTCTTTATATTGGGAGCCTGATCAATGTTCAAAAACTATAGCCGCCTGTAAATTAAGATGGGGAAAAAATGGGTCAGCAAAAAATTGCACAGATAGTAACAATCCATGCACGAAAGGACACGCAAATGAGCTTTTGCCTTTTGGCGGGTTCCCCGGAACTAACACTAAAACTTCAATAACATGATCCTTTCTAAAGAAATAAAAAAGTATATTAAAAGGCACTCTTTAGAAGAATCGCCAAATGAGTGTTGTGGATTAATTATAGATAATGGAAATGAAAAGTTTGCTTTTAAATGTAAGAATATATCTTCAAAAAAAAATATAAGATTCAGGATAGACCCTTTAGATTATGTTAAAGGCACTGAGCTAGGAAATATTATAGCTTATTATCATTCTCATCCAGACAATAGACCTGAAAATAAACAATTTTCTAAAAGCGATATGTTAGTAAGCCGATCTCAAAGACTTCCATTATTAATGTATTACATTAAAGGCGACGAATTTTTTATTTACGATCACAAAAAATGACAAAAATAACTTTTCATGGGGAATTAGGAGAGGAGCTTGGGAAAACTCATACTCTTAAAGTGCGTAGCGTTCCTGAAGCGTTACATGCTATAGATATAATGAGCGACAGCAAGTTAAGAAAATTTTTTATAGATGAAAAGAATAGATATAAAAAATATCAAATTATAGTAAACGGTAAAGTGATTCCTTTTCCCGGAGTAAATAAGCTACAAAATAGTGAAGTATTATTACAAAATGAAAAATTGAAAACGGTAGAATTTGTTCCCGTTTTAGAGGGGAGTGGCATTTTTGATAGCGATTGGTTTATGATATTTATTGGTGTAATAGCTTTAGCTTATGCAGCCAATCCATTTAGTTATATGGCTGCGGTTTCCATGATTGTCGCTGGTATTTCAAATTTATTATCTAAGCCGCCCGACGCTCCAGAACAACAACAAATAGCTAACCCTAGCTCTGACCCAACTGAACTTGCGAATTCTTATCTATTTAGTGGTCCAGTAAACGTTTTAAATGAAGGCGGCCCAGTTCCTATAGGGTACGGGAGACTTCTCGTAGGCAGTCAAGTTGTTATGGCAACTTACGACGTAAAGAGAATCTTAACTAAAGACGCAGGAAGAAGAATTTAAATTATGAGCAGCAATTCCAATGTAACAAATGCGGGAACATCCTCTGAGCAAATTGAAATTTCTTTGACGGATGTAAACGCTATTCGTGGGACTAACGCTTTTGGGTATGAAAAAATAGATTTCACTAATCAGATAAAAATAGAGGGCGTTTTTTCTGGAATGCTAACCTCTACTGAGACGGGGTTTTATACAGCTAGAAATAACATAAAAGTTTTAGATGTAATTTCCGAAGGTGAAATCGAAGGTTTGGTAAGTGGAGAATATAATTTTGAAGGGACTCATGGATCAATAGGGTATGATAGCTATACCGTTGATCCAATTCAGCCATCCCACCCAGAAAGTTGGCTAAAAGCTATACATTTAAACGAAACTCCAGTAGTTGGAGAAGGAAATTTATATAATTATCAACAAGTTGCTGTAGCTCATACCAATGGTGAACCGGGAGGGTTAAATGTTTCTGATGACTTCCTAGCGATTAATTCAAGCGAAGGTGTTGAAAGAGCAAGAACTATAAATGAAAGGCTAAGAGGGCCAGACCCGACCAATGAAGACGAAGGATCAGACAACCCTTTCATATACCATCCAAAAGTTTACTATATAGCTAATCCTGAAATAGATAAAATAAAAATAAATATTAAAATACCGAGTTTAAAATATGTGAAACTTGGCTCAGAATTTACTAATGATGAACAGGGCGTCGGAACTGGAACTCAGTTAACTTTTAAATTTAGATATAGGGCAAAATACTCTAACGGAACATCTAGCGTTTGGCTTCCTGACGCTGTTAACGGAGCTTCAGAAACCGTTTCGGGATTAATGTCTAATGCTTATCTTCATCCGGTTACGATATCTGTTAATAGCTCATATATAACTGATAACCTAGTGGGCTGGGAAATAGAAGTTACTCGTGTCACTCTTGAGTCTATGGAGGGCCACATTTCTAATCAATCTTATGTTGATAATATTGTAGAGGTTTTCTCTTCTACTTTTTCTTTTCCAAATACATCTATGGTATCAATGGAGTTTGATGCAGAATATTTTTCTCAAATTCCGACAAGAGCTTATGACGTAAGACTGCTAAAAGTTAAAGTCCCTGTGGGGTATGACCCAATATTAAAAAGTTATCCAGCTAATTGGGATGGAAAATGGCAAGGTGAAGAAACGAATACTCAAAAACGTTGGACAGATAATCCAGCTTGGATTTTTTATGATCTTCTAACAAATAAAAGGTATGGTCTTGGAAAATTTGTAAATGAATTAACAATAGATAAGTGGACTTTATATAAAATTGCACAATATTGCGACCAATTAGTTGATGACGGTAATGATGGTCTAGAACCAAGATTTTCTTGTAATGTCTTAATAAACTCTAGAGAAGAAGCTGAAAAAGTATTAAGAGATTTTGCAAGTATTTTTAGGTCCATGATTTATTTTGGATTAGGTAACGTACATGCCGTACAAGATTGTCCTAAAGAACCCCTCACTCAATTCGTTAATGGTAATGTTGAAGAGGGTAATTTTACTTATTCCTCTAGTTCTAAAAATGCCAGAACAACAGTCGTTTCTGTTAGATACAATGATAAACATAATTTTTATAAACCGGCAATCGAGTTTGTAGAAGATGCACAAGCTATTAAAAAGTATGGGTATCAGGAAAAAGAAATTACAGCGTTTGGGTGTACCAGTAAAGGTCAAGCTATCAGACTAGCTAGATGGATACTGTATACTGAATCTTACGAAACTGAAATGGTTAACTTTAACTGTGGGTTAGAAGGAGCTATTTTGCGCCCCGGAGATTTAGTAAAGGTTATAGACGAAAACAGAAGTGATGATAAATATTCTGGTCGTATAATTGATGTTACAACTACTGGAATTTATTTAGATAAAAATTTATCACTTGATAATAAAAATTATTTATTAACCGTTAATACCCCAACTTATTTTTATGATACTTCCATTACTGAGTTAACTCACGCTTCGCAAATTAACGAAATAAGAAGGTCTCAAATACAAACTTATGAATTTAATCCAAATATCTCCGACATAAAGATTTCTCATGAGCCATTAGTCAGCGGGGTTAGTGGAGATGCCAATCCCATTTTAGGAACCAAGATAGATTTTCATCCTAATATTTGGAATCAAACATTTAACGATATTCATTACAATCTTCGAGACGCGGATTTAACTTGGTCTATACAAGACACATCTTATTCAGAAAATTATTATAATGTTATTTCAGTAAAAGAAAAAAATAACTTTATATATTCCGTAGAAGGATTAGAGCATAATAAAGAAAAGTATCTTGCTATAGAATCAGGCATCACCTTTACTCCTGCCGACCCATTTGATCCAGCTTCAACTGCCGCGCCCCCAAATCCTTCTGATCTTGATTTACAATTAGAAATAGCTAAAGACTCATCAGGAGGTAACACTAACACAAAACTGATTAAGTATACGATCACTAAGCCAAGCTCTCTTGGAACTACGAATGGTTACTTGGTTTATATTAAAGAGGGCAGCGATTGGGATGACTCAGATATGCAAAAAGACGCTAATGGCGTAGCAACCTCTGTCCCAAAAGACGATTTTTTAAATGGCTCTTTATCAGTGACCATAAATCCCGGACAAACTTTATCAAGTTTTTATTTTCCTAGATATAATAATACAACGTATTATTTTAGAATTTTCTCTCAAAATAGTATTGGCATTTTATCTACCGGATATCAACCTTCCTCCGCTGACCATAGCATTTTAGTCCAAAGTCATTACCCAATTAGAGACGTAAAAGTTCATTCGTTAAGAATGGCTGGTGATACATCAGCCAATCCTGCCGGACATAAAAGTGGATGGGGTCTTGCGACAGGTAGTGATTTTACATTTACTTGGGATATATCTTTTGCGAATTCTTATATAACTAATTACCCCTTAGAATACAAAGTATACATTACCAAAACGTCCGGCATAGGTGCTGGTCCAGTTGTTAATTCTTCAACATCTATAAAGGACGCAATATCTTCAGATAATAATTACATATTCACTTTCGAAGAAAATAGCAGTTCGACTTTGTCCGGTGCTCCCTTTAGGACATTTGATATCATTGTAGAGGCTATAGAAATTGGAGGAACAAACACGTCCTCCAATAATTTTACAAATTCAAATGGCTTTGATATTTACTACGTAAATAATCCAATACCTAAAGATTATAACTTAACCCCAAGAAGTGTAGATCGTAGTCGTCCGGGCCAAATTGCCGCCGGAGAAATGATGTCCACCGAACAATACGTCACCTCTGACGGTCATTTAGAGTTAAGAATAAGGCAGTCTGTTTATAACGATTTGGCTGGAGGCTACATGTACCTCTCTGCACAGCCTTTCGATAATACTGACTTTGACCTATACGGGAAACCCGATAACGCAACTAGAATCAGCGAATTAACCGCAGAGCAATTAAATTTTTCAGGACAATTTCAGATTTTAGAATGCCCCTTTGATTTTACTAGCGATACATTTTCGGCTGGTACGGCAACAGTTAAACCGGGAAACATTCTCGGAGCAGCATTTAACTTTAATTATACTCAGACTTATTACATGGCGGTTAAGTTAATTGACAGTTTTGATAAAGCTAGAAGAGATGCAGCCACTGAAAACTGGGATAAAGACGTTCCTATAGGTTTTGCTAGATACAGTACTGTAGATGGTACTGACGGAACATCAAGAGACGTTAACGGTATACCTTGCGCTCTTTGTTCCGGAGATCAAGCTGTCCCGGTTTATCCTTATCAATATGCTAGTGCTAATTCAGATAACCCGTTCTTTGCGTGGATTCGTTTAAACGTAAATGGCCAATGGGAAGGGAACGGGGTAGCTGCGGTTAAAATGCTAACGAGAGGTGACGTTGATACCCATTATGGATATAGAGGTTTTTATGATTTTGAATGTGATACAATTTCAATTAACGAGCCCGGAATAGGCTACAAGCCAAATCATATTGACTCTCTTTCAGCTTGTAGATTTACTCAGGGTAAAATCATAAATTACGGTACTCCCGCTCAATATCCAGATAATAATAGTTTTGGTTTAGAAAGTCTTGTATATAACACAAGCACAAATCATTATGTTACGGGTTTAAAAATTGGTGTTCCAACAGCCCAAACTTACGCTGACGAATCTATCCCCTCTATTAACGCTCTAGGAGAGCCTATAGCAAATAGGTCAAGACCCTTGAAGGGATTCAGAAGGTTCAGGGTATACTTTGATACAAACCGTTTACCTCCCCCCCTTGAATCTAACGGATTGGCTCCTTATTCAATCGTTGGGCAAAACGCTTGGAATGGCGCATATGAATATTATGACCCCTCTGATCCAGATAACATTTTAGCAGCAAGTGAAGGGGTTGATGATCAATCTTTTGGTCCAGTTATTCGAAGCTGGTTAAATAAAGATGTTCATTTTGAAAATGTTCCGGGTTTATGGAACCATCATCCTGCGGGATTTGGAGCAGGTTATGGAGGGTTAAAGAAGACTAGATATTATTTTGATGTACATTTAGGTAGAATGATTGATGGTAGCTATTTAAATGAAGCGATGTTTGGTGTATTATCTGCTAACGATTACAGTATTTTAGCTCAATTTGCTGAGCATAGATCGAGTGCAGCTACCGACCTAACTATAGCTCAGTATGACCCAAATACTTTTGTAACTGAAAACTTATGATCGATAAAGATTCAAATAATATTTTGACAGTCATTTTGAAAGATGACTCTCACATGTCTTTCGCTTTTCCTTCAGCTAAGTCTAAGGAAGAAGCTTTTAGGGAGGCTTTAATATTTGAATCTATAAATGAGGATGATGTAAAAGAATATCACTATTCTGTTTCTTCTGATAAAACTTTAGAGTCTTTTAATTATTTTGATTCTTTAAAAAACGAAATAGATGAAAAAGCTCAAGCTATAGATTTTAAATGCGATGAATCCAGAAAAGAAAGGGAGCTTCTTTTTAAAAAATTAGACATGGAGTTTATGAAGTCTTTGGAGGGTGACTGTATCGAATGTAAAAATCATATAGTTCAAATTAAAAATTATATGAGAGACATGCCAGACTTAATGAAGGAAGAGTTCGAAGGTTACGATAATATAAAAGATATAATATTTTTTAATCCTTTTAATAATATATTTAAAATAGCAATTATAGACTTTGGAGGAGGTTATCTTACGCCCCCTCAAATTACCATAGACCCCCCAAACGGAAATAAGACGGGGTTTCAGTTAGAGGCCACAGCCTCTATTAAAGATGGAAGTATTTTTGAAATAAATGTGACAAAAGTAGGTAGCGGATACATAGATATGCCTAAAGTTAGGATAACCCCTCCAGATGAAGAAAATGGAGGTCAAGCGATTGCTATTGCTCTTTTGCCAGAAAATGATATATATATGGAGTAAGCTATGCTAGAAAAACACACAGGAACTATACTAAAGGGTACAAATAAATTAATTACCTCCTCTCTTTCTGAGGTTTCATCTTTAAGAGAAGATAGTTTTGTGGTGATCGATGACCAAACTAATTTTTACAAAATAATTGGGAAAGAAAAAAGTTTATATATTAAAGATGCTATTGTAGAAGATCAAGATAAGCTCATTTTGACTGGTGATGATAGATATAAATTTTGCCTAAATGATTTAATAACCTTTACTCACAAGCAGTATTACATTTCTTCCGTTTCCGTTGACCCAGATAACCGTGGAGCTTCCCATAAGGTCGATGATACTTTTAATTTAAAATTTACTGAAGGAATTTTATCAAGCTGCGGAACTCCTTCTGTAAATTCTTATGATGGCTCAGAAAATTATCCTGAATTAAAAATTTCTGAAGTAGACGAAAGTGGAAAAATTTTGTCTTTAGAAATTGTTTCTGCGGGAAAATATAATTCAAAACCTGATTCTAGGGTTGATTTTGACTTTGGGTTATCTCTAAATTTAGAGTTTAAAACTATCGAAAAAAGAGCTATGGAGGAAAGGGTTGTAAAATCTATAGTTAACAAAGGTCATGATACAATTATTACATTAGACCATCCTTTACCTCAAAATTTTGTTATGGGAAAAGCTTCTGTTAACAAGTGGGAACTCTTATTGAATATTAATTATTGTGGTGAAGATAATCTAAACTGCGCCTTTACAGTTTGTAAAGATTTTACCCCAAACTGCAATCTTCCGTTAATGCATGTTGGGGCAGTAACTAATGAGTCTGCCTATAATGAAGCTATGTCTATTTTAGATGCTAGAGTGAAAGCTCTAGAAGATAAATGGAAGATTGACTAAGCGTTCTTTCTTTGAAAGCTTCCTAAAACTCCACCCTGTCTTGTTTGTTCAATTATAGTTTTAACAACTACATCCTTAATAACTTCACCTAAGTTGTTGCCTTCTTCTCTATTATTATCGTACTGAGTTTCAGTATTTACTGAGCCTTCTCCGTCGCTGCTCATATTAACAGTAACGTTGATGTTATTTGAAATTTCTTGAGAACCACCACCGACAAAACTTTGAGGGCTAGAGTTTTCACTTACGTATCCTCCCTTTTCAAATCTTGGTAATGAACCTTCATTTAATTTATCGAAAAACGCCTTTCCATGTCTAGATACAGCTTGTTTAGATATTACGTATTCTCCACCCATTAACAATGCTGGAACGTTATCTGGAGATAAGCCCCCCTGAGCCATTCTACTGACTTGCCCACCAAACCTACCTCCACCACCAGCAAACCAACCGCCCACTTTACCTGCGCCCCACTTCATTCCGCTACCAATGCCGCTAGTTACCCTTCCGGGAATACCCATTATTCCTTTTCCTAGTCTGTATCCATAATTTTGTTTTATGTTCCCGCTAAATAATTGGTTACCTTCCGCTAGTCCCATCGTTAACGCTATTGCCGCAGAAGTGTAAGCTTTTTTACGTCTGGCCTTTTTAGACTTTTTCCATTCTTCGATTTGTGTTAAATAATTTTCTTGCTGCTGTCTTACTGATTTTTCGTAATCGTATAGTCCGGCTTGTTTTCTTATTCTAAATTCGTTTTGTGGATTATTTTCATCTATTAAAGAGAATCTACTTAACCTTCTATCTATTTCAAATTTGCTCCCCTTTGCTGTCGCATAATTATTATCATCATAAATAAATGCATTTCTTAATATTGATCTTGTAGAACGGTTCCCAGTATTCGTCATGGAAGTTAGCCCAGCTTGAGGGTCAGGACTTTTTCCGGCACTTTGTTTTAAAAGCGTATCTCTTGCTTTTTCTAGAACCATTTGCCCTCTAGCGGCTCTCAGAATTCCGTGATTATTTAACTTGTCAAGAAAGTCCATTCCATATTTTTGTACGGAAGATTTTTTAATTACGTATTCCCCTCTAGTTAACATGGCTGGGACATCATCTCTCACGCCAGAGCCGCCTACGACAGGACCACCAGAAGCATACCTACCTATACGACCTCTTCCTACACTACCGCCCTTTGCTCCTTGCGGAGCTTGTAATCCTGCGGGAGCAAAAATAAATTTATCAACAGCCATTTGAATTAAAGTTTTGGTAATCATGTTACCAATTTCATCAAATAAATCCTTAAACCCTTCTCTTAACTTTTTGGTTCCGTCAAGGGCGTTATAAAAAACGTCGGCTAATCCAGTTCTAAGTTTTTGAGTTACTCCCCTTCCCAGCTTGTCAAGTTCTCGGTAAAAGTCTTGAGGGGTTTTAGTTAATTCTGATCTCATTGAACGTATGAAATCTTTCATTCCATACTTCTTAAATTTAATATTATTTTCTGTAAGTGCGTCTGCAGCAGCACTGATTGATTCTCCGAAGGCGTAAGTTTCTCTTCTTATAACTTCAAAAGAAGCTTGTAAATTGGCAGTTTGCTGCTCTTCTCCTAGCTCTTGAGCCTTGTCTCTCTGTTCAGCAACATAGCCGGGAGTTACTTTACTAAGGTCTAACTGTTGGTATTGCCTCATTGCTTTTAGCGAGGGATCATTAGCCAAATTTTGTCGGTATAAAGCCATCTGATCTCCAGTGGGAGTTTTTATACCAGAAATTTGATTTTTTATTTTTTGATTTTCAGCACCCCAAGCATTTTTTCTTTTCATGTATTCGTCATATGTTTCTCCCGGAACATGAATTGGTGTTCCTGTAGCTGGATCAATTTTTGTTGTAGCGGGTCTTTGTCGCCCCGGACCCCACTTTAATCTTTCGTCCAGCTTTGCTTGTAACTCTTCTTTTTTGGTAACGTTTTCGATGGTTCCGTAATCTTCAATACCGGCCATTTTCGCTAACGCTTTCTCTCTGGCCACTTTATTTCCTTGAAGCCACGCTTGGTATTGCTCGTTAGATTTTCCTCTAAAAGATAATGCTCCTAAGCCTAATTGAGTTGGGGTAACGTTTCCACTTAGTCTTTGTGCTAATGCACCAGCCCCTTGATTAACTTGAAGTGCGTCTGTTACAGCGTCAAGACCTGATATTAACCTTTCGTTTGAGCTTATTACATTTTGCGCTCCTACAATTTCCTTTTTTAAAGTTTCTATTAATGCTGGAGTATTTGGGTCCATAGGTTCTCCCTCCCACCCCTTATTAATAAATTCAATTCTTTGCAAATTTTCTGAAATTTTCTTATTAGCTTCTGATATTGTTGAGCCATAAACTGACATTTGCTCTTGTAAAATTTTTAAGACTGCCCCGGTTTCTTTTCCTCCGTGAGATATAGCAAAATCAGAGCCCATAACTCCACTTAAACGCTCTTTAATTGGAGATAGGGCATTCGCTGTACTTGCTCCCCCTAATCCTCCCGCAGTACCACTCATAAATGGAGTTAAATTAAATTGACCACCCATTAATAATGATCTGCTTATATTTCTATAAGGAACTTTTCCAGTTTGCGGAGTTAATCCAATCTCAGCCAAAGCTCGATCTCTTTCTGATTGTTGCTTTGCTTTTCTTCTATATTCTTCTTGTATTACGCTTTTTTCTTTTTTCCATTGTGCTTTTATTTCTGCGGCGGTAGGAACATTTTCCAAAGCTTTTTTAGCTTTTTCTAATCTCTCTTTAGCCACTTTAAGCTGTTCATCTAATGTTTCTTTTTCCTTCTGAGTCGCGTTAACCTTTGCTTTTTCTATATCAAGTACCTTTCGCGCTTCAACTTGAGCTTGTTTTTCTAACTTTTCACGTTCTGCCAATTTTGCCAAACTTTGCGTTTGGGCAACTTGAAGTAAACCTCCACCTCCACCCTGAGCGTCAGACTTAAACGGACTAGCAATATTAATGGCTTTTCCTGCATCATCTTTCGGCATTGTGAACATTCCTGCTAAATTTCGACCAACCACGTCTGGCCTTCTATCTGCGTTGGGGGGGAATTGATTTTGCGTATACCCCTTTAAATAGTGTGGGTTTCGGTATGATAAGGCATCTTGACCCAAGCTGGGGAACCTAGCTTTTAATTCTCTGTGGACCGATCCCCCCATGTGTGAAGCCCCTCTCGCACCTCTATCAAATAGGCCCATCGCTTTAGCGGCAGCATTTTGACTAAGTCCGCTGTTTTTCATCAGGTCAGGATGCCCTAGGAGTTCAAACCGGTTCTTGAAGTTGGCATCTCCATATGCCTTTCTTACTGCATCTATTGTATTAGCAAATTCCCCAAATGCGTCCCAATTAATTTGTTCAACACTTTTTACTTTTCCACCGCTCACACCGGGACCAGCGTCTACCATAAAAGCTTTGCTCCAGAGCCGTGCCAGTTTACCATCACCAGTTCCGGCTTTCCCCTCCGCGTGTTTATCAATTATCTGAGCGAATTTAAGTCCAAGATCATTGTCATAAAATGCTTTTAACGCGTTGTTGAAATGGTCATTGCCTCCTCTTCCTTCTGCATTTAATTGACTTTGCCAAAAATTTCCGGTCATAAAATTAAACCCTTTAGATAAAGCTTTGGTTCCTTTTGCACCGGCATTTCCCGGCTTCCAGTTACCCTTGCTAAGCTCTACCATTCCTTCCCACAGGTCACCTTGAGTGAACAACGATAGCTGCGAATCTGTTAGTTCTTGTCTATTCGAGCCAAATTGACCAAATATTGCCTTAACGTGCGCTTTTTTGGCGGCGGCCACTTTTTTCGGGTCGTAGTCAGTTTTGTCAAGATCAGCTTGGGCCTTTGCCGCTGCGGTTTTCGCAGTAGTCAGTTTGTTGGCTTGTGCTTGTTGGAGCCCTGATATTCTATTTTCCTCCGCTTTCTCAGCCCTAAAGACTTTATCTTTTTGAGCTATTTGTCTTTGTGCTTCTAGAAGTTGAGCTATTAAATCTAATTTAACGCCCTCAAATCTTGCGTGTTCTCCGACCTCTGTCGTAGTCCCTTCTACAGCTTCAACAATTCTTACTTCTTGAAGAGCTTCTTTAAAGGCTCTTTTATTTTTATCTTCAAATTGCTGCATCTCAAACGAATTTAACCTATTCAGCATTGCAATTCCGTCTTTAATGCCTTTTATATTTCCGGCCATATCTTCTACTTCTAACTCTGCCGCAATTTGTTCTCTGGCTATTTGATTTACCGATGTGCCTCCTAAAAGCTTTCCAGCATCAGCACCGGGACCACCCCCGACTGAACGCATTAATTCACTTAATGATCCAAGGTCTTGATTTATTAAAGCCGCCCTTCCTTGAACGGCATTTTGAATGAATGGAGCCATCATTGAGCCCTC